GTTGCCCTCTTTGTCCAGCTCCCGACCCGTCAGCGCCGCAATCTGCGCCGCGTAACTCCTGACCACCGGCCGATACTGCCGCTCGACATAGCCGAGGTGCTCTTCATAGAACCGCTCCAGCCACGTCTCAAACTCATCCACCTGCCCCTTGCCCAGCAGCCGCCGGGCCGCGTTGCCGATGTCGTTGGCCTCGCGCTTCGTAATCCGCGCCGCCACGTCCTCGTAAATCGGCAGATACGCCACCTGCAACTCGTGTCGAGCCGCCGCCGCATTCCACTGCGCCGCCCGAACCTCCACCCCATTCCGCAGCGCCACCCGCTCTTCCCCACTCGTCACCCGTCGCTCGTCACCCGTCGCTTCCCCCTGCTCCTCTGCTCCCCCGCCCCCCTGCTCCTCTTCGGCCGTCGGCGGTCGGCCGTCGGCGGTCGCATCGGCAGGGACCATATTGAGCGGAATCAGATACACATCCCCCCCGTCAATCGGGTTCATGTTCTCAATCTCGCGGATGTCATTGGCGCTCATCCACCCGTTCTGCCGCGCAATCGCGTGCGCCGCGTACCGACTGGCCGTGTCGCCCCGCAGCAGCGCGTCCGTCACGAACTCCGCGAAGTAACTCTCCCGCTCCCCCTCCACCATCAGCCGCGCGTTGATCGCCTGCTGCCAGCGCACCAGCCACGGCTCCATTGTGTACGTCTTGAACTCGATGCTCTGCTGCTCGATGTTGCTGAACGTCGCCCGCTCCAGATCCCCAATCATGTGCGGCGGAACCCGGAAGATGCTGGCGATCTGCGCCCGGTTCATCTTCATCGACTCCAGGAACTGCGCTTCCTCCGGCGGCGTCCCCACCGCCTGAAACGTCATCCCCTCCTCCAGAATCGCCACCCGGTGCGCGTTGCTCAACCCCTCATGCCGCCCCGCCCAGCTCCCCCGCAAATTCTCATACGCCTCGTCACTCAACTTCCCCGGATGCTGCAACACCCCGCCCGGCCGCGCCCCGTTGGCGAAGAAGTTGTCGCCGAACGCCTCCACCGCCAGCCCCATCTTCACCAGCCGCCGCGCAAAATCCGCAATCGGCGAATACCCCCGAATCCCGTCCGGACTCAGCCCGCGCACGTGGAAAATCCTCTCCCCCGGAAACACCACCTGCTTCCCGTCCGGCAGCCGGTAGACGTACGTCAACCCCTGGCTCCCCCGCCGAATGTCCTCCACCCCGTCCGGCCGCAGCGGCCACAACGCCAGCGGTCGTCCGCCGCCGTCGTACTCAATCTCGCAGTACGCATTCCCCCACAGCGCCAGATGCCCCATCAGCGCCTCGCGCCACTCGAACGCCGTCATCAG